GTTTCCCAGTCACGATCAAGCACGGAACCAGGGTCTCCGTGCAAATATATTTTTCCGCTGCCAAGACCAAGGTTTTTCTTCCTGCCCTCAACGTCTCTCGCGATGTTTAAATCAAATTCCTGTATGTCGTCTCCAGTTCCATGATAAAGACGGGTTTGACTATCAAGCCCCATCTCCTGCGCCCTCTGCATCCTAGCCGCTTGGGACATATCCAGAGCATTACCAGCGCCACGAACAGCCTTGCCAGCTACGTCACCAATCACCGGAATCACACCCAAAGCTGTAGCTACACCAGCCAAAGCAGCGCCCGGATAGTTACCCTGCTGTACTTCGCGGCGAACATCGCCAACACCAGCAGCCTCGCCAGCACCCGGCACAAAGTCCACAGCGCCAGTCAGCATATCGGCATAGCGCGAACGGTCATAGCCTTCTCGGCCAGCCACATTGCTCGCCCCAAGCATATTGGTCATTGCGCTTGATAGCGTGTCACGAAATGCCGGGTTAAGCGGATTCCACGAGCGTGTGGGGGCAACAATCTCCTGCGGTCTTGGGACTAACGCTCTGAGTGCTGACGGGTTGCTGGGCTGTTGTTGAGGCTGCGGACGATAAACCGGTCTGGTAAACCAGTCCTGCATGGCTTTGGTCTTGTAGTTCTCTGAGAAATTTATTGCAGAGTCCATGTCTGGCATTGGAATATACTCGCCAGTTTCCCTAGCGTAATCAAAGGCATCGTAAAGTGGCATCGATACCAACTTGCCGCCTTGGTTAACTATTGTTGGAAATACATACCAATTGCCGTTTTCGTCTACTTCTGCCGCCATTTGATGGGTGGCAACACTGCCTCCTTCCCACGGAATTCCAGCAGGAGCAATACTAGGGTTCAATATCCTGTTTACAAAGTCCTTTTCTTTGTGCTGCTTCAATAAATCAATGTACGGAGTTTCTCGATTCTGTTGCGCTGGCCTTATTTGGAATATATCGCGCAGTGCTGATTCAGCCATGTTATTGCCTCATAAACGGTGGAACCATCGCTTCAGCCACCTTGATCTGCGTATCCACCTGCTTACTAAGGGCCGAGGTGTTATCAAGGTTGATTCTTGCGCCTGCCTGCTCTGCTTTGATCTGAGTGTCAATTCGCTTGGTCTCAGAGTCAAAAGCCTTGATTTGCGCGTCAATCTGGCTATTGGCGTTGGAGTTGTCGTAGTTCTGCGCCTGAATCTGGAGCTTCATGTTCTCCAACTGAAGTTTCATCGCGTCATTCTGGGCTTGCATCTGCTGGGCCTGAGCCTTGAGCATCTCAGCCTGTGCCAGAACCATGTTCGGGTCTTGTGCCTGACCCTGAGACTGCATCTTCATGGCAAGCTCTTGCTTTTCCTCGTCGGTCATCTGCTTCTCAGGAATGATCCCCTGAGCAATCATCTGAGCGCGTCTGCGTTCTGCCAGCGCATCTGCAACCGGACTGACCACGTTCTTCAGCAGCAGGTCGCCGCCCAACTGAAGCAATGACGGGTCAACCTGAGCCAGCTCCAGCATGGTTCTAAGCGTCTGCTCCTGACGGTTGCGGAAGGACGGGCCAGCCTTGCAGGTGACATCGTACGTCCCGACCGACAGATCGTTGACCTTCACTACTTTGCCCGTCTGCATATCAATCACCTCCTGATTGATCGCCTTCATTTCAAAGCTGCCATCCTGATACATCAAACGCATTTGACGCTGATTGTCATAGACCTTGGGGATAGCAGAGACAAGAATTTTGCCTGTGTGAGCAATGGCAATCTCCAGAGCCTTGAAATATTTAAACGTGCCGTTGTCGCCCTTGTTTTGCAGTCGCTCAATAGCCACGCCAGACTGCATTCCGGGGTTGTCGCCCATGTTAGACGCGAACATACCGGCAGACATACCAATCACGCCACGCATGGCCTCGGATATGTTCCTGAGTCCAGGATTGATCTGTGCGCCACCAATCTGCGGAGGAGGATTCGGTACTGTCGGATCGGGATTGTAAAACTGCACTGGATCAGCGTTGGTGTTAAGTGTCTGGAGCTGAAGCTCATGTCCAGCAGCTTGTTGGTGCGTCATCCAATACTTGGCTCGCGGAGCTAGTGCGCCTTCCTCAATCTCGCGGGAGAGCGAGTAATTCAGGACTCGCTGGGAATCCATTAACTTTTCGACAGCGCCGTAGTAGATCGTTTTGTTTTCCAGCACCTTGAAATTGGCGAACACCGGAACGACAGGGATGTAGCAGAAGACCGTGTCCCGATCATCCTCAAGCCAGCCATTGGCATCAAACAGGCGAGAGCATACCCTCTTATACTTGCGGTCACGGCGGCGAACCTCGGTCACGCCAAGCATGGCCAGCTCGTCCTTGATCATTTCATAGTCATCGTTTACTTCGTGAACCTGCCCGTTGGACATAAGGACAAGCGTTCGCATCTCCTCCTCGACGTACAGCAGCTCGCCAATGACTACAACCTCGGCCTTCTCATAGTAGGCATCGCCTTCGCGGTCATCCGATACGGACGCACCTGATCCTTCGGGCCATCGAGAGTTATATTCGTCGGCGGCAATTGGGTGCAGAACGAAGCAATAGCGGGCATCGGACTTGTCTTGAATCAGCGAGGCAGGGTCAAACCAGACGCGATCAATGGCGTTATGGATTGGCTCGATCAGCAGGTCTTGGTCAAAGGAGTTATCGTCTGCGAACTTCTGGACTATGCGCCAAGCATCGTAGCCACAGGTCACGCTCATACGGCCAGCAGACGAATAGACATAGGAGGCGTTGGAGATTGTCTCCAGGTTGCGGATGATGCCGTCATAGACCTCGGCCACTTCCTTTGTGGCACTGCCGCCAGCAGGGGACACCACAATATCGAAGTCTGCCTGCTCAAGCTCTCCGGCGATCTGATCGACAATGGGGCTGGTCATGTCGAACGTATAACGAGGCTTGTTGACGTTGTTATTCCACCAGTAAGGCTCCCACTGCCCGTCACGCTTGGAGATGAATAGCTGGGCTTCCCGCGCCTTCTCACGATTATCGTGGTCAGCCATCTGGGCGGCGGAGAGCATATTCATTACATCCGCGTGGCTGTCATACTTGTCAGAGGAATCAATATCCTCGTCCTCGGCGGCCTCTTTTTCCACGTCGCTTTCGTAGCTGTCGTTTTCGGAATCCATCTCTGATCCGGTTTCGTATTCAGCCATTATCGGTTACCCCAGCCACTAAAATTGATTTTTACAGCCTGCGCTGCGTTAGCCTTGGGCGAAAACATACTCATCATAAGAGAGTCGCCCATGTTCGGAGATGGCAGTTGGTATGGTTTCTTCGCCATCTCGATCTTGCTCAATATCTGTATCTTACCATTATTGTTTCGTTTTAGTGGAATACGGCACACTTCTGAGCGCAACTGATCGAGGCTCTCAATACTAGAGGACAGGGAGATCATATCATCTGGGTTTATGTATTTCTTTTGCTCAATCGCCCGCCATGTATTTTCAAACCTCTCCCGCAGCTTCCACCAATACTGCGCCCGCTTGTTGAAGAACGTGTCCCGGTTGGTCTTGCGCTGTTCTTTGTCGTTAGCGTAAGTGCCCTCAGGATCGTCAGGAGTCTCGCTGCCACGGAACATCCACCATTGCATTTTGGTCTGATCTAAAGCCTGCTCTACCTGCCGCTTGAGGCTAATCCCCATGCCGTCACAGTCCCACACAAACCAATCTGCACCAGCTTTGCGGGATTCTTCCAGCGCCCAATCCATACCCGCATTGCTGTCTCCAGTGATCTTCTCAGCCACCTGAAGCACCACAGAACCCCTGCGGATAGCTAAACCCTTTGAGTCGCCACCTTCGTCTGACGGGTCATGGCTGGCAATGATCGCACCTTCTGGCTTAAAGCCCAGCTTCTCATGGGCATCAATGGCAGCGTCAAACCACTCCACTGGGATAATGCAATCCTCCACCTCGTCATAGTATTCGCCAAGCCAGATATGACGGTAAAGAGCGGCAGATAGGCTCTTTTCATCGTAGGCGCGTTCTTGCTCCAAGACATCCGGGAAGAACGGGTTGTCATCGTAGTTGACCCAGATAACCAAGTGCAGGTCATCTTCGTAGTATTTATCCCGCCTGAGCTGCTTCTCCCACGGCTTTATAAACCTTTGGGAGAATACATCACTGGAATGCCTTGGGTTGCCAGTCATCCAGATTTCAGAGTCATCGGTGCGGAGAGTAGGAGTTAGAGCCTTGAGAGACTCAAAGCTGATTGTCTGAGCTTCCTCCACCCAGAATCGTTTAAACCCGTGCATCGACTTGATGCCTTCAGGATTGCGGGCCAAGCCACGGAACTTGAATACATCCTCGCCATCATGCTGTATCGAGTTTGACAAGGTGCGAAAGCCCTGTAACCCAAGGCGATCAATCTCAGAGGATAGGAGTGAGAGTACCGAGTCATCCATCGTGACTTGGTACTCCCGGAAGCAAGCTGTCTTAATCCCCTTAGTCTGGGCATCCATTAGGCAGATGTCCCCGACTGACTGACTCTTACCGCTACCTCGACCGCCTATGATGATCTTGAATCGCTTAGGCTTCTGGATCAGCGGGAGCAAGCCTCTAGGTATTGTCATCTCGGGCATCGATCACCTTTATCGTCCACTCGGTTTGGATCGGGCCACCGTCCGCGCCAGTCTGCTCAATGCGGTCAGTCTCCTTAAACCCCATTTGCGTTTTGGCATAGAACATCGCTGCCCTAATGCAGTCGGAATAGGTGGCACCGTCTTTTAATGATGTTCCTGAAGCAGCCTGGAACAAGAACCTACCTACCTGACCATGAGCTTTAGCCATGGCTTCGTCCATGATTTCGCGGTAATGCTTACTCAGGGTTTTATCATCAATCCCGATATAAGCAGCAACCTGCTTCACTGGAACCCCGTAAGAGATTAGGGCAGCAACTTCGGCTTTGGTTTTGTCGTTGGGCTCATGCGGTCTGCGAGACATTGGATACCTCAGCAGAAGATTGGAGCGTGTAGGTCGGTGCTGCCCCGCCGCGCTCTAGCTGGTCGCCAGAGTTAGCCTGCTTTACACGCTTAGGATAGGGTTTTGACAATGGTAACACTTTTTGCCTAGTTTCTGAATCAAGCGGCATGAGATAACGATATTTGCCTTTGGTCTGAATATGCGGCACATCATTCCTATTTTTTACTTTGCCAGATTTCACCATCAGGCTCAGCGTTCTTGGATGAGTTTTTTTTCCATTTATTATCGGAAACGCACAATCAGCAGATCGACCCGTATACAGCCAACCCGCTGCCTGATATATGCCGCCGTGATGGCCTTCTTCGCTATCCGCAAACGATACTACAAGTTTTAATTCTTTATATTGTTTTTTTAACATTTTCAACGTAATAGCCATAATTTTTGACACAGGCCAAACGTGCGACTTTAATGCTATCCGAACCAACTCGCAACCTTGTTGGGGTTTTAGTCCATATTGTTGAACAAGTGTTGATGTTGCCCCAACTCCATAGATAACCACGCCTTTATAAATTCCATCCTCCCAAACACCAAACTTTGCTAGCTTGCTCTTCGGGATGCACTTGCTGTAATGCCAATTCTCGCAAGCATATTTGGCAGCTTCATGTGTTGCCCAATCTATCCGCAGATCAACTTTAGACAAGACCGCCAAACCTCTCTGCACCAAACTTGCTTTTGAATGATTCAATTGCCTGTTCTTTTGTTTCAGGCGAAACCATCAACACTTTTTTGCCATCAATGAGACCAACATGAATTTTGGAGTTATCAGCTAAACCTGATGTTTCGAATCTTGCTAAAATGTTTTTGTTTTTTTGTTCTTCGGTAATCATTTTTCATGGCCTCGGCTGTCAAATTCTTCACCGCAGTTTGGACAACAAACCAGCTTAGGTTCAAGCTGATCTAGTTTACCTTGGTCGTCTTCCGTTCCAGGAGCAAAGTCTGGAACAGTCAATAGCTGGAAAATTTCTTCATGTGTAAAGCCGGTAATCAACGGATCGAAACCAAGCTCACCTAGCTCCTCAAACTCCACCCTCAGCATCTCATCATCCCAGCCAGCATCCAGTGCCAGACGGTTATCGGCAATGACATAAGCCCTGCGCTGAGCATCCGTTAAATGATCAGCCTCGATTACCGGAAGCTCCTGCATCCCCAGTTTCTTAGCAGCCATCACCCTTCCATGACCAGCGACAATGCCATTCTCCCCATCCACAATGACCGGATTTAAAAAGCCAAATTCTTTAATGCTGGCAGCAATCTTGGTCACCTGATCGTCTGAATGAGTACGGCTGTTCCTGGCGTACGGAATCAGATCATTTACAGGAATGGTTTTATAGGTCGGAAATTTACTCAAGTTTGCCTCGCTTCTTTTTGGCTCTACGGGCTACATCCAGAGCAATCGCTACTGCCTGCTTCTGAGGTTTCCCGGCGGCCATCTCATTTTTGATATTAGCGGATACTGTTTTTTTGCTGTAACCCTTCTTGAGTGGCATGGCTCTCTCCTTGTGGGCCGTTGACGGCTTCGGTGTATACGCTTACCGGATCAGTGTATAGATTCTTGGCTGGGCCGAATATCTTTTCCCAATGCTCAGAAAACTTCTTGTGATCTCCGGGTCTTTGTCTACTTCCCTTTCCCATATTTCCTCCAAAAAAATGCCCCAGTGGACAAATCACAAAGGGGCCAAGGCGGCCCGTCGAGGCCAAGGGAGTAAAGGGGAAACTCCCATGTATATCATATGCCTAAATGCTGATTGTGCAAAGCTTTTAATCTAGCCAGCTTGCGCTTAAATACGAGTTTCAAGCGAGCTAAATACGATATTCCATACCTTCTCGGCTCGTTCTGATTCTCCAGCCATTCGACATATTCCGGCCCCTTGATAGCAGACAACCTTCTGCGGTACTCAAGAAGGTTGCCAGAAAGCTGGTTATTGCACTGGGCACAGGAAGCGTGAATGTTGTGCAGATGGAATCTCAGGACGCTACAAGCCTTTGTGCTCCTGAAGTGAGAAGCGTGTCGCTGGTGGCTTCCATCATCAGGCTTGCCGCATGATATACATGGATTGCCCTTGTCCCGCTCTCTGACGTAGGCGTTGACCGCCACCTGAGCCTCCTTAAGCCATTCTGAGCGCGTTTTGACCCGCTCCTTGGCCTGCTTATGCTCTTTGCGGGCCTCTTGCTGTAATCGCTTCTGAGCGGCTTCCTTGCGCTTCCCCGATATACGCATGGCGCATTCGAAAGAGCACCACGCTACGGGGCCTGGAAATGTGGTCTCCGGCCTGAAATAGCTGCCGCAACCTCCGCATTTGCGCTTGGAGTTAGCCATCAATACTTCGACTCGGCCTTGCGCTTTTCAGGACGGCTCAGTCTTTGCATCGTGTTGTAATGGTGACGGCAGAGAAGCAAGCGACCGTAGAATGCAGGCTCATCACACATTTTGCAGATGAGCTTGGCTTTCTCCACCGGCTGCTGGGGATAGTTAGACTTGCCGAATTCTCTTTGCGTATCGTCGCTCATTTTGCATGGCGGGAGGACAGTGATAGTGCCGGTATATCTAGCAAGCGCGTCGGCAATCCCGGCTATGACATCAAGCTCAAGCTGAGTCCGCTGGGTGAGCGGATCGACGTTGCCTGACGTTTTGCCCCTGCACTCTGCCTCAGTTGATTCGCGAAAATTCATTTTTTGCATTCTCTTTCTCGATTCTCGCCTTGTATGTACGCTCATTGATTTGATGCCAGTCCTCGCCATCATTGTCACGGACTGCGTTGCCGTAGGGCAGCTGGGTTATCTTGCCTCCTGATTGCAGGTAGGCGCGGATTGCGTCGTCAAGCATGGTCGGCCTCAATTCACCTGTAATTCGATTAGCTTAACTTGCGCCATTTGCACTTCAGATGGGCGAGCTTTTCTCCACTTCCCCCATTCAAAGCACCCACGAGCGTCTGCTGGAGTCGAGCTTCTAACATATAGCATCGGCCCGAAAACTGTCTGAATTATCGTAAACTGTCTTGCTCTGCTAGACACATCAAACATTTTTTGCCTCGCGGTACTGTTCAAAGGTTGCCAGGTTAGGATCGCTCCATTTCACGCCATGTTGCGCCCCAAATGCAAAGATGATTTCCAATAGATCGCTGAATGTTTTCTTGTCCATTTTGCTTGTACTCATGCCGCACATAACAAAGCCACCGTCGATTCCGGGAACGACACGCTGCTTTTGCAAGGCCGCGCTGAATACGTGCTTCCAATCCTCTGCGGAGAGCTTCTGGCCGTACCAGTCAACCTGTGCCGAGACTTCAGAGAGGATTGCCCAAAGCAGACTATTTTGCGGAATGGAACGAGACTCACGCCCCAGAGTAACCATTACTGGCCCACCAGCAAGCCCTTTGGTCACGTTATGGATCATCCACTGGGAGAGGTTTGCTAGACCTTCAATGGATTCAATTTTGTGGGTTATTTGGTCTGACATGATCCCCTCTTAATCTCATTTTTGTTTTTGCAATCGTAATATGCGCCCTAACCAGCTCTTGCCACTCTACAGGGCAGCCAGCCAGAGCGGCTTTTTGAGCATCCTTGCTCTTGGCTGATATGTAGGCAAAAGCGTAGTCTCTAGGCTTCACTGGCTTTCCGATAATAGAAAATCTTGCCCTGCCACTTTCCTTCGATCTTGCGCCCGTTGGCCCGTAACTCGCTTATACAGCTATTCGCCGCCATGACATAAGCGCCCTCGACTATCTCTCGCGTAGAGTGCCAAAGCCCGTCAGACAGGAATCTGTCCACCCTCTGAAGCCTTGCTGATTTATCTACCTTTGCAGCGTGCATCATAGCTTTCCCCTTTTGTGATTGTTAATCAATGCGACCAGTCGCGGTTAAAACGGGTTGAGATGAAATCCTCTTGTTGAGGCTTTGCGATCATTAGCTGCCGGCTTCCTGCTTCTTCCCTTCTCATAACCTCGGCTTTGACGTACTCAAACGTCACCCCCTGCCACCCCTTATCAATCGCAATCTCTATTGCTCTATCTGCCGTGATGCCCAACTCCATGCACCTGACAGCCTCCTTCAAGGCGCGTTCAAAGGCTCTTTGAGTTAGAGGCTTCTTTATCGACTTGCGCCACTCGATCAACTCCATAGCGGCTTCGTCTGATACGTTGTAGAGGTATGCTTGGGATATGTCTATTTTCATAGCCGCGACACATCTTCGAGGCTTTTTAATACAAGCCCCATTCCAGCTATAACAGAATCAAGATAAAGCCTTGGAATGACAACAGTCACATCGTCTTCGCACTCTCCATAATTGGTTTGCTTTATGCAAATATCGCCACCGCCGTTCCCGTAGATTGTCATTTCTTCGTATCCAAAAGGAATGACAACCTCGACTACCTTTTCTCCTTCATGTTCCGATTCAAAAACCTGCCCAACAAGAAACTTACCGGGAAACTCAATTACATTTGCCATTCGATTCTCCTTTTTTTAAGCGTAGCTGTCATATAGAGGGGTTGCTGGCGGTATATCCAGCTATCCATCTTCCAATCAATCACTAGGCCACTTAAACACTTTGAGACTCTTATCAGCGCGAGTTTTCACACTTCGCCAGGTGCGCGGTAATCTGCCAGCATTGCCGCTGTTTATCATGGTAGGCGGTGGCGGCCTATCCACAGACTCCCCTCTTAGGAGCGAGCCTCTAGTGTCCTGCGTATTAACGCAACCGTTGGTATACCCGTAGCGGACAGCAGATAGGATGAAATCGGCAGGCAGTAGCAGGATTCGCCACTTTGTAAACAACTTGACTACTATCTGGCTTAAACAGATAATGTCTTTACGGGTTGCTCGATTCAACCTGTGCCTCCCCCCAAGCGCCCCGTTGCTGTCAACTTCGGGGCTGCTTTCTTCGGTGAAGAAGCAACTATCTAAATTCTACTCCTGATCGCCTTCTGTGGCAATCCTTGCTTGCTCAATAGAGCGGCCAATGGATACGGCCCTCGTGAATATAACTTCCATTGCTTGCTCATCAATAGGCTTGTCTGACTGATATATCCCTGACATCGATTCACCATTAGATGCCCTAACGCTTCCGCTGCTCAAAAACAAATCCATTCTGCAAGCCGCCATCAAGTCAAAGCTGTCGGCCTTGTCTGTCTTGGGACGCCACTCTGATACAGCATAAGACGGGCCAATGTGTACGGATTCTTGATCTATGGCGTATATGCTAATTCCAGCAGCCAAAGCCGCCAGCCTGTATTCTTCTTGCTCGTTATTGGTCATTGCATTCCCCTCCTGTGATCGTGACTGGGAAAC